GTACTACCTGTGTTATATTTTTTAGCATCATCTTTGGGTTTGATGCCATCTACCTGTCCTGCGTGATCAATCCACTTGCAGGCAAATCCAATTTTAGGCATTTTCTTGTTCTTTGGTTAGTTGACACATTAACATGAAATGTTCGTAGGCTTTTCGAACACTTTCGTGTTGCATTAATTTATTAGCTTCTTGCATCATAGCCTTAACACCTTCTTCAGCAACTTCTCGAGCACTGGGGATTTCGATGTAGTATCGGTCATCACCAAATGCTTTGGCTAAATTATCCCAAGCCTGACGTTGCTCTTCAGTAATAGGTTTATTATGTGGCCGCATTTCACTGGCTTTGACTATTGCTTTACTAATAGCATCTTCTGCCACTCGACTCGCGGCAATCATAGCCGCATAGTTGGGTTCAATGTTAAACTTACGGCTGGATCCGCCGGGATAGCACATAATCAAGTGACTGCCTTTTGGAAAGCTATCCAAATATTCGCTGTCATATTCAGCAACGGGCTTATACCTGCGGCCTACTTTTTCGTAATAGATTTTTTTCATCGGTACTTGTCTAGAAGATCTGGACTATGTTGTGGTACATTCATTATACTTGAATCTTGTGCTTTTGTCAACTCAAGCTGATATACTCGATTACGTAGTTCAGAACTGCTGTACTGATGCTGTCTCTTATGGTAATGTAATTCTATGCCATTGTTTAGGCAGTATTGTTTTCCGGTAAAATCTCTGTTTAGATATTCTTCACTGAGAAAACGGATATGGATAGTCTGTGTTTGTAATAAGTTAAGTAGATCCAATTCGGTTTCATAGACCAAAATCTCGTCAACATACTTACAGGCCTGTAATTGAACATAACGTTCATAGATACTTTGGACAGGCTTATTTTTGGTTCCAGGTCGATCTATGGTGGGATCTACCTGTAGGGCAACTTTTAAATAATCACAGAGATCCTTTTCCATTTTCAGCATTGTGACATGCCCAGCATGGAGAAGATCAAAGCTACTACAATTAAATCCTATTTTCATTTTTATCAATCTTGATTAAAGACCAAGAACCGTTTTTGTTATCAACCCATTCTAATATATCACCTTCGACCCACCCTTGTAATTGTAACATATCTTCGGGCAAAGGCAAAATAAGATCTCCAGTTTCGGGATCTTCTTCTAAGGTAATAGACCAGCTATTGTTCATTTGAACTGATGTGCATCAAAGACCAAAGCAATGCCGAGAATCAGCCATACAATCCCTGGCCAAAACTGACCATCAGCCATATGTCCTAGACCGGATACTATGTTCATGCCACCGATTGTATATCCAATCGTTTTACGATTACGTTCAAACCATTCTACAAATTTCATAAGGTATTCCTTGTAAGTGCGTGATAAACTAAAAACTCTTTGAAAGCCTTATAGACGGCGGCTGCTTCTTTGTCGTCAGCTTCTACTTTTACACCCCTAACATAAAATCCATCCTCGGTAACTCTAAGTGTTTCAACGTTACCAGAATTGAATATAATGTTATTTTCGGGAGGAGCAGACACTGATAAAACTGGTGTAGGTAGTGAATCATTGACAACAAACATTTCTGTAATTGATTCACTGACTTCTTGTGCAACAACGCCGTATTTCATGCTATTCTTCATGTTATTATTTTACACGATATTTCGGAAATAGTCAATGGTTTTAATCAGTCCTTGTTCCAAATTAATCTTAGGTTCCCAATTTAGTCTTTCTTTGGCTAATGTAATATCGGGTCTACGTTGTTTTGGATCGTCTTGAGGCAATGGTTGTTGCAGAATTTTACTCTTACTTCCGGTTAGTTCAATGACCTTATGTGCCAATTCCCACATGGTAAACTCGCCCGGATTGCCAGTATTAACAGGGCCAATAAAGTTGTCGTCACTGTGATTCATCATGGCCTGCATGGCATCCAAAAGATCGTCAACATAGCAGAAACTGCGAGTCTGAAGTCCGTCACCGTAGATAGTAATGTCACGACCTTGCAGAGCTTGAACGATGAAATTACTGACAACTCTGCCATCATTTTGCGCCATTCTGGGGCCATATGTGTTGAAAATCCGAACAATTTTAGCTCTAACGTCATGAGTACGATAGTAGTCCATGAATAGTGTTTCTGCGGCACGTTTGCCTTCATCGTAGCAACTGCGGATGCCAATTGGGTTTACATTGCCCCAGTATGATTCTGGCTGCGGATGAACGTGTGGATCACCGTAGCACTCGCTGGTACTTGCTTGTAGAATCTTAGCACCAGTACGTTTGGCTAAACCTAACATATTGTAGGCACCCAACACACTGGTCTTCATTGTCTGAATAGGATCCCACTGATAGTAGAATGGGCTTGCTGGGCAGGCAAGATTATAAATTTCATCTACTTCTACGTAAAGTGGAAAGCAGACATCTTGTCGAATGATTTCAAAGTTCTTGTTATCTAACAAATGAGCAATATTGTTCTTGCTACCTGTAAAATAATTGTCCACACAAAGAACATGATGTCCTTCATTGACTAATCGATCGCAGAGATGACTTCCTAAAAAGCCGGCCCCGCCTGTTACTAAAATCTTTTTCATTTTGCATCCTTTGCAGATAAAATAGGAGTTTCGGAAGTAGGCCATTCAATGCCGTACATATTCCAACTAAAGTTTTCTTCTTCTTCTTTATTATAAGGTCTATCAACTATATATTGTACTATCGCAGTGTCTGATAATACTAGATATCCGTGTGCATACTGTGGTGGTATTAAAAGACCTTTATTTTCATCTAATTCAATTCCAAACCATTCGCCAGTTTCGGGTTGTAGCACTACATCAAATATTCTACCATACACGGGCATTACAAGTTTAAATTGATTTTGTCTATGCATGCCTCGTAGAACATTTTTAGAGGATGTTGCAATGTTTAATTGACGGAACGGCCATCCGTCTCGAATTGGTCCACGCATATCATCATTGGTGATCTTCCATAGTTCACAGAAGTCCCCCCGACTATCTTTGTGTTTTGTATGTTCGATAATTTGAATTCCGGGTAATATTTTATTTGTCATTCTTTTTTTCTTTATGTTGTACAATTCCGTATTGTTCGTAGAGCCATTTGATAAATCTTTCAACCTCTTTACTTGGGTACGGATACGCCCTATATGCTACTGTAATTTTTTCTAGCCAATTTTTGTCAATCATTTTGTTTGTACAGGTATATTATAGTGTTTTAGAATAGTTTCACCGTAAGTGCCGCCACCTTGTTTATAAACATTATTAACTTGTTTAGCACAATCTCTAATCAATAGTTCGGCAAACTGTTCCAAAGGAATATAAACATCATCTGGTAACTCGTCTAGTTTTAATCCAGCTTTTTCCGCAATTTCTTTGATCTTCTTTTTCATATCTTACCAATGCCTTATGACACCTGCTACAATAAAGCAGTTTGTTATTATATATGATAACACAATCAGTGACCGGATACAAGCAATTCTGTCTGCTTCTGTATCCGTATCACCTGCTTTTTCTCCAAGGGCTTTTGCCCAAAGCCTCCACATCTTACGCAAATAGATCCTCATTCCACTCACGATGGCCTTCACGATAGGCCATATTAGCCTGTGTCTCACGTACTTCTACACGATAGCACCACAGACGCTGACTTTCACCTTCACCCCAGAAGTCTGGAATGTAAACACCATTGACATACTTGTACAGCATATCTGCTAGGCTTTCGCAACCTACTCTAGGTAAGATTGTAAGTTTAGCTAACTTACGGCGTTCCATTTCTTTGTAAAACTCTAGTTCTGGATCATCAGCACTGACTAGTGTAGTATGATCAAATTGATCTTCTAAAATCTTTTTAAGTTCTTTAAGACCTCCGTAGTCAGCCGCCCAATTGCGTACATCTAGGTCGTTGGTTCCGAAATAGAACTTCATTGAAAAACTGTAACCGTGATTTAGATTACAGTGACTGTCGGCACGCCATTGGCGGTAGGCGCAAGGGAATGCGTCGATGTACTCTTTTGTTGATGTGTACTTATATTGTACTGGTTGAAGATTTGCCATCTCTAGTCTCCTTTATTAGGTAGCAAGTTTGATGACATGCAGAATATTTAAAGTGGGATGAATGCCATGTAAGACCACTGTATAAATTATACAGGTTTTTAACGCTGTGTCAATATTTATTTTTTAAGATTGGCAACATTATTTTTTATATCTTTAACGTCGTTGACAATTTCTTGTAGTATTTCGATTTCAACAAGACGATGATTTAAAATTATACGGATTAATCTCATAGTCCAGAACCACCATATCATAGATATAATAATTCCCGAAGTTACAAACACCCATTGAAGATGATGTACCTGTATTGAATCCCATCCTAAGAATGATATGACTGATGCGGCAACTACTAATACACTGAGTACCAGCCAGAGTTTTCTTTCGATGTTTAATTTGCCAATAGATTGTTTAATGATGTTTAATTTTAATGCCATAATGAACTCCTTGAGTAGAATATTTAATCTACTCAAGCAGAGAGTTTTATTACGAGATTATCGGCTTTCGATAATCTTATCACATAATCCATAGGCCAGCGCATCTTCTGCGGACAAAAAGGTATCTCGGTCCATGTCGCGTTCAAAATCCTCGTAGGTTTTTCCTGCGGTATTGTGTTTAGCATATAGTTCTGTAAGGCGTTTTTTCCAGAACATAATTTCTTTGTAGCTGATCTCAATGTCACTGGCCATGCCTCGAGCACCGCCGCTGGGTTGATGAATCATATGACGGCTGTTAGGCAACATATAACGCTTACCCGGATGTCCCGCTTGTGCTAAGAAACTGCCCATTGAACAGGCTTGACCTGTGACATAGGTACAGACATTTGGTTTAACAAATTGCATAACATCATAGATGCCCATACCTGCTGTGATAACACCTCCGGGACTGTTGATATAAAAGTGAATATCTTTCTCACTATCGGCACTCTCAAGATGTAGCATCTGTGCTATGACTAGATTGGCACTGTAATCATCAACCGGACCATTTAAGAACACAATACGCTCGTTGAGCAATCGACTAAAAATATCAAAGGCACGTTCGCCTTGTCCGGTCT